TCTTTTTCTGGATGTCGGTCACAAACTTTACCGGGTCGCCTAGCTCCATCGTCTGATAGAACCCCGCATACATCAGCTTGGCAATGTCGTTACCCGTTTTACGCATGCGGTGAGTCAAGCGATGGCACATATTAAGGTCTGACACACCATACGGCAGGATAATATCTTCTGCCGGGATAAACACCGAGGACTGGCGCTCAAGATTGGGGTCATAGTAGACCTTCTTAAAGGCCGAGCCTGCCCCGGGCAGGTTCCACAGCATGCGCTCGTGCTCACTACGGAACTCGGGCATCTTCTCGGTCAACTGATAATTCATGTCCTCTTCGATGCGAGCGGCTGCGTCTTTCTTCTCAGGCGTATCGCGCCCAATGATCTGCGTCTTTACAGGCCCTTTGGCTGGGAACGTTTCCATAATGGTCTCGGATTGAAACCGAACCACCGCCTCTGTAATCATCGGGTGAAATACACCACAAGACCCTTCCCAAGGTTCCGTGCGCTCTTCAAACTTCAAACCCAGCAGCGTCAGCCCGTCCTTGTACATCTCTTCCCAATCTTTACGGGAAGCTAAATCATTCTCAATATCAGTAAGCAGCGACGCAGAAATACCCTCAAGCACGTCGTCATCAATATCTTCTACGAGGTTTTTACTGAACTCAGGCTCAGCGTCAGGGTCGATCTCAATCTCTAAGTTGCCCGCACGGATAGTCACTTCTTCCGGGTCTTCAATCTCGATCTCAATGTCCGGCTCTTGGCCGGCAAGCTCTTCTAGCCCCTGCGGGGCTTCGTATAAACTCTTTTCAATGCTCATGGTCTGTCCTTAAATTAGCTTCCATTTGCCTGCTGAATATTCTTTCGGCATATCTACAGCGCCGCCTTTTTTGAAATAGGTTATTTCTTTTTCGGGTACATCGTACTCAACCGGGGTGCTTCTCAGTTCTTCATCTGTCATGCCCATACGACGCTCAGTAGCCCTTGCATTAGCCTCGCCCTCGTTTCGGAGGTAGTCTTGAAATGCCTCCTGTTCAACGTCCCGTTTTAAGCGCTTTTGCTTTACTTTTTTAGGTATGTTGTAAAAAGGGACACTCTCATCGTAAAGTTTTGAAGCAAAATCCCCCCGCTCGTGAAGACGGAAAGGAATATACCTATCTGGGGATGCGCCGCCAGACCAACCCTCTATGTTTTGAATAGCGTGCTGAACTTCGTGCAGTATTGTTTTGTATTGCTCTTTTTTGGGCGCGTTTTTGTTTATCGCTATTACGTTTTCAACAGGGTCGTAAAAGCCGTACTGCTTAGAAGGCCCCCTAAAAAACTCCAACTTCATACCTTCAAGCTCAGGGTAAGCTTCATACAGCCGCGGGTGTTCTAACACCTCCCCCAATTTTTTAGGTGTACCTACGTCTTTATCTAAAAACGAGCTAATCGCCCTAGAAATAAAATTACCTTCTTTGGGTTTCATCTGCGAAGCTGCGTCTGAAATTTCCTGAAACATCTGGCCGCTGGGGGACACATTTAGTCTACCACCAGTAACTTCTCTGACGGTTTCCGGGGACACACCTCTTCCTGCCGACAAAGCGTCTTCTTCGGGGGTCATACCTTTATACGTCTTGGCTTTAGGGCCAATCTGCATACCCAAGTCTTTACCCGGCATAACACCCGTGGGGTTTTTCATTAAAGACGAAATGCCTAGCCCTGAGCCTGCCACTGCCGTGGCGGCTTCTACAGCTTCTTCGGGAGTTACATTACCGTACCTATAAGCTTGGTCAGGGGTCACTAAAGCTTTTATCCCACTGTAAAAAACTTCTGGGACATGCCACCCCATCTCTCGGTTGTATGGCAGGAACATACTTCTATCCCCGCCTGCCTGCAGGCCTGTGCGCTCTTGCACTGTCTGCTCTAATGTGGGCGCGCCTGTGAGCGCCTGCTCAAACGTAACAGTTCTCCCGTAAGCGTCTGTGTAAGTGTCAGGTCGTGCAGAGGCTTTAGCCGCTTTTCTAGCGTTTTCTACGTCTCGTCTAGTCGTAGCCATAATTTTTCCTAGTAGTACGCCGCACGTCGTGGGCGGTAGTAAATGTCGTCCTGCTCGTCTGAGTCCAANTTAATAAACCCNCCCTGTCGGTATCTCAGGAGTGCCTGAGTCACCGTGTCCACATAGTCATCATGCTCACCAACGGGGAACGCTGCCACTTCTTCAATGACTTCTTTAGCCCAGCGCGTATCAGGCGCCCACACTTTACCCGAGGCAAACAAGTCTGATATGGCATTAAGTCTGGCTATCTTATCGTTACCACGACTCGGTGTAAACTCTTGGACAGGTATGCCCATGCGCCGCAGCTCCTGAATCAGAGGGCTGCCAGCAGCTTTTTTCTCGACCACGAACGCATCAGGCTCCCACTCTTTATAGTGCTTGAGCGCAATCTGCTTTAACTCCGGGAACGCCATGCGGTCTTTGAAGGCATCCAACAATATGAGATGGGGGGAGTTGTTTTCTTCTTCGTTATACCAAACACCCCATGTTGTACAGGCGCTGTAGTCGGCTGTTGTCTTTGTCTCGAACGCTGTATCCCAACTCTGGATAATGTACTCACATTGCGGAGGATCTTCATGGGGCCAGATGTTCCACATCTTACGGTTGATGGTCGCACTGGTGTCCGCGGTGGGCTGCTGCATGTACTGCGCGTTCCAATATCTCGGATCTAACGCGGTCTTTTTGGCTTTCAACTGCTCCAGCGGCCACTGTTCCGGCCATAAACTCTTTTCTTTCTCCGTGTCCTCGTTCAGGATGGCCGGCAGCTCAACAATCTCCCACCGGTCTGCCTCAGGGTTACGGATACTAAAGTCAATCAGCCTGCCTGTGAGGTCAATCAGACTCCAGCGAGTCATCACGATAATTATGGCGCCGTTAGGCATCAAGCGCTGCAGCGGGCCGGTCTGGAACCACGTCCACGCATTATCAAACGCCAAACGACTGTTGGCTTTCATGTCCTGTTCCGAGTGCGGATCGTCAATCACAAACAAATCAGCGCCGCGACCAGCCAAGTTACCACCGACACCGACCGCGTAATACTGACCGCCAGCCCCCGTAGACCACTTACCCGCCGCTTTCTGATCGTCTGCCACTACCGTGTCAGGAAAAATCTCTTTATACGACTCATCGTCGAGCAAATTACGCACCCTACGACCAAAATCTTCTGACAGACCCGCCGTGTGAGTACCCATAATGATCTTCTTCTCGGGGTAGCGCCCCAAAAAGTACGCCGGAAACAAATACGAACTGAACTCAGACTTACCCATACGAGGGGCGATGTTAATAATTACCCGCTTTTTCTCGCCGCGCATCACCGCTTCAAAGATTTTGGCCAGTTTCCTGTGGTGCGGCCCTACCTTAAACCCCGGATAGACGTGCTGGGCAAACTTAATCGGGTCAGTCTGCGCCTGCTTTACCTTATAACGACGCTCTTTCTCTTCTAAGTCTGCCAAAAACGCCTGTTTTTCAACCAACGTCATATCTTTTAGCGCTAACTGCGCTGCCATCGCTTCTTGAGGCGTCAGAAAATCTAGGTCAAGGCGAGCGCCCATCAGTTCTCTTCCTCTGGGGCTGCGGACTTTTTTCGTTTGTCTCGACGTCTACAACATCAACCTTGCCCATGTATTTCTCTAGCTTGTCCCGGATACGGGCGGTGAGTTCTTCTTCAGTGACATCTGCCTTCTTAACCTCCATCCTCTCGGTAAACAACGCCACTTCTGTGACTTTACCTAGCATCTCAAGAGCTTTAAGGCGGATTCGGGCATCAGGGTGGTTGGTCTCTTCGACGATTTTAGTCACTGCCATCGAGCGCAGTTCTTCTGCCTGCTCGACAAACTTCCACTGATAAGCGCTGACCATCGCCATTGTGCTTCTGATCTCTTCAGGCACCTGCATCTGCAGCAGTTTTTCTTTGGCCTTGGGGTCTTGGGTGGCTAGCGCGGTAAATGAGTTGGCGGCTTTTTGCTCTTGCGCCTTGGTGATAACTTCTTCGTCAGACTCAACCAGCTCTTGTAGCCAGTCGGCGGTTTTACTCTGGGCTTGCAGTGTTTCAGCGGGGGTGAGTTTGTCAAGGCTTTTGAACGCGACATCCTTTTGCGCCTGAGATTCAGGCACGTAGTCCGCTGCATTTGCGCTCACTAGATGATCTAGCAACAACTCAACCTCCTTTTTTGCGCCGGGGTTCTGGCGTAGTTAGACTGCATTTGGGCGGATTGTAGCGTAGTTTTTATATTTTTGGTATAGTTGAGTCGTCATGGTTCTCCTTGTGACATCCTCTTTCTCCTAGAGGTTTGGCCCCGGTCTGGTACACCGGGGCTTTTTTATGCCTGTTTGGTGGGGCCCCCGATAAAGCACGGGTTAGGTCTCAGCAGCAGTCTCGCCATGCCCTATGAGACTGCATTCACACAATATCACTAGGCCGCTAACACCTAGCACCCCAAGGGCAGTGTATCAGAGCCGCGCTGCTTTTAGAAGTCAAAGATTAGACACTACTCAGGAAAATTTTTAATGGGGGCGAGGGGGTAGGGGAGGTAGTCGTTTGCTAGGAGCAAAGCTAAAAATAAGGGGGTGGGGGTGTTAAAGATTAGACATAGTCTGGAAAATTTTGAATTGTGGCTGGGGAATAGTGTTTATATATAGTAGCTGTACCGCGCCAAATCTGGGGGGATGGGGGTGTAGTGGGGTTTGCCAAGCCCGCCATGTACGATATGAGATACCCCCATTTGCTATAATGATTGCATCAGTTGGGTATTTTCCTAGCTGTTCTTTTGGGGACACGGTGTCCCCGTTTCTATCTCAAGGAGCTACACCATGAATGCTACTCAAACAAAACTCATCGCTTCCTTCGCTACCTTTATCGAGGCAGGCGGCACATTCGGAACACAGATGAAAGCCTATGCGGCAAAGCACGACATGACGATAGAACTGCAACAAGCTCTTGCAGACGTTGTGGCACGCCACTATCAATGCCATACCAAGGTAACGAACCAAGGCGGCATGGGGTTCTATGAAGATGCAGAGTGCAAGCAAAGGCATGAGACAGCCCGCAAGTGCTGGCAGCGTAACGTTGCCGTGTGGTTCGAGTCAAAGCCAAAGCCAACAACCCGCAAACAAGTTGACAAGGTGGCGCAGACTGCTACACGGTTACAGAAACAACTCAACAAGCGGGAACTGGCAAGACTCATCAAGTTGTTGTCTGCTTAAGTTGTTAACGGGCAACCGCAAGAGTGAGGGGGGATACGTTGTTATCCCTCTTGTCAATTCTCATTTCATTTTGGGGACACCGTGTCCCATTCTCATAAGGAAACAATCATGACTAAGCTAACACCCGACGACAAGCAAGCCCTGATGCGAGTCATCATGTTGCTCGAACACCAAACAGACAAGCGAATCACCGAGGGTGAGTATCGAGCCATCCTCAAGCTAGCCAAACAGTGCGAGGTACCCGACTACATTCAGAACTACTTCACCA